CTGAGACACCAGACGAAAGATTAATCAGGGCAGTGGTAGAAGAAATGCGATACTGTTTGAAGTACTCTTTGTCTAGCATACATCACCTGCTAGAGGAACTGCTAGAGGATGGTGTAGACAAGAGGCGTGTGCTTGCAGACTTTGTGCGGCAGGGGTTGTATCCAGATGATTAAGCACATATGTCAGTACTGCAAGAACACAATGCACATACCCAAAGAATGGTTGCTATATGCACACAAGCTGGTATGCTATGTGTGTAGCAATGAGATAAAACGTAAGGAGAAAACAGATGACTAACATATACAAACTAATCATGGACAGCAGACACAACCCACTGTCACACATACCTGACACAAACACACGGCACATGGTGATGCAAGTATTGGCATGGATGTGGTGCATCATATTCAGTATGTATCTGGGCAGCATTGTTGCCTTTGGTATCAGTGCCGCAATACATGCAGTTGTGATAGCAGGTGTGTTCATTACAGTGGGTGTATTTGAAACAGCCAAGCACAGGCCACAGTATTTTGGTGGGCTAGGTCGCGGCAATGGCGGTGAGCATGAATGAAGAACTGCCACTTGACCATGAGCCTAGTCTTAACCATTGGGCAAAGTGTATTGCCGATGATGACATAGCTACAGGCTATCATACAAACTGGGATTATGCTTACGAACAGGCGTGGCATTGGCTTGACGCTGAGTATAATTACAACTACGAGTATCAATATGGATAAACTATTGAGAAGGCTAGGACTAAAGGATGACTATGGTTACTGTGATACCAGCATTGTTGGGTTCATTGTAATCTGGTCTGCGTTTGGTTACATGATATATGTAGCCATAGGTGGAATGTTAGAAAGGATAATAGGATGAATAGATTTATTATTGACCATCACCCTGCGGCAATATCAAAGTCACTTTGTGACCAACACGTTGTCAAGATGCCATTGGAAGAAGCACAGATGCTATCAACAGCAGTGCGTCACCATGTCGGTGATGAATACGCAGATGCCAACGGCTTATACAAGAAAGTACATTTCAATCACCCCTGCACCATTTGGGCTAGGGAGTGTCGTGAGAATTATGTGTACGCAATTGTATTGCTAGAGGCTATGTCAGATGAATATACACATCGCTATGGCAAGGTACACAAATCATCTACACTGTTGCCAGCACTCAAAGCTGCTACAGAACACATACCTGCAAATGGTCAAGGCTTAACACCACACCCACAATGTTTTAGTGGGCATGACCAATTAAAAACAAATGAGTTGTGGCCTATAACTGCTTATCGCAGATTTTATAGGGTTGACAAAGTATCATTCGCTAGATATAACAAAGGACGTAATATGCCACATTGGATGAAAGGAGAAGTAGCATGAGCAAAAAGAAACTAGAGAATATGAATACGGATGAACGCATTGCTTATTGGGCGAAGGTTCGTGAGACAGAACGTAATGCAAGACAGGTGCGGCTAGACAACCTGACACCAGAACAGTTGCTTGCAGTACATAATATGTACAAACTATCTAAAGACCTTGTACAAGAAGCACTATATGGTGCTGGTGTTCGTTACATATACTGTGATACATTCAATGAGTTGGAAGATACTATTCAAGTAATAAGAGATCAGTTCAACATGGGAGATACACAATAGATATAATTATAGGACTACTAATATTCATTGTATTACTTGCACTTGACATTTCTTCAATGTAGTGATACAAAACAACATCAGTTAACTTTTAAGAAAGGAATAATACTATGCCATTAGATTTTACATACACAGCAGAAGAACTGCTACCTGAGAACCTTAACTTTGACGTTCAGTTTGAGCCAACCAAAGTGTCCGACAAAAAATATGTCATCAATGGTGACACTGGTGAATACATCGGTGTTGTTGGAGACAGCTTTACCTGTGCCAGCCACGGTGATTTCTTTACTGGTGTACACAACACTATGACAGAAACATTAGGCGAAGATGAGTGTGAAGGGATGAACATTCGTTGGAAAGATGCACGTAACAATGCGTGGGTAATGATGGACATGGTGCTACCAAATGTTACAGCAGAAATTGTGACAAGTTGTCACGAAACTACAGTGTCACAACGTGTGATTGCATTGCATGGTATTGATGGTAGCTGTTCTAATATGGTTTTCTTTGGTGCAATTGATTTCTTTTGTACAAACGGCATGATTCGTGGTGAACATGACAAGGTACGCAGAAAGAATACATCTAACTTCAGCATGGATAGGTTTATTAGTGACCTGCAACACTCTAGGCAGTCATTCTATGCACAGTCAGAACGACTACAGCAGTGGGCAAGCATGGGCATTTCTCATGTCAACGTAAAAGAATTATTGGAATCAATTATGAAGTCTGATAAAGCTGCTGAGAAGATGTACACCTTGTACAACCAAGAGGTAAGCACTCGTGGTCGCAACGTCTTTGCTTTGTATAGTGCGTTCACTAACTATGCCTCATATGCTGATGAGCGTAACGGATTTAATCTGCGTAACACTGGCAATGACACACAAGCAATATCCATGTTCCAACGTGAACACAAAGTGTCGCAGTGGATTGACACACCAGCTTTCAAAGAATTGGTGGCGGCATAATGAAGTTGTCCAAACTCATAGAAGATTACTATTCTTCTTATGAATACAAACAGTTACGTGAAGAAACTAAAGTACAATATAAATACTTTTTGAACGTAATGAAGAACACACAGGTAGAGGGTAAAGCCCTCTGCCAGTACAACACAGATAAAATTACAACTAAGATGGCAAAGACATCATACAACGAATGGTGCGAGAAGGGCATATCAATGGCTAATCATGTTATGTCCACTACTCGTGTTGTCTTTAATCATGGCCTACGTGAAGAACTGTGTTTGCTTAATCCTTTCGCTAACGTGCGTAGGAGGACTTCTGAGAGGCGTAAGACAGTTTGGAGTAGGGAAGATGTACAGAAGCTATTGAGCGTAGCCTACAGCGATTTTAGCACCCGCAACATCGGTCTTATTGCACAGATGGCATACGAATGGTGTCAACGTCTTGGTGATATGCGTATGCTTACATGGGATAACATTGACTTTGATGCACAGACAGTGAGCATTGAACAATCTAAGCGTAGGGCAGAAGTATTTCTTCCTATTTCTGATGATTTGTTTGTAATGCTTATACAACAAAGAGAAGACTTTGGTTTTCAACCTTACGTTGCACCAAGACCTTACGCAATTAGAGGTGAATATAGACCTTATACAATACATAAGTTGCCTTTATTTGGCAGAGAGTTAATGGAACGGGCTGGACTTCCTAAAGATTTACGTCTATCTGATTTACGCAGGACGGGAACAACAGAAATGGTTGAGGCTGGTGTCGGTATCGGACAAATTATGTCGGTCACAGGACATGCTAACCCACAATCAGTAAAACCATACATAAAAAATACTTTAAAAAGTGCAGATTATGCATTGACACAGAGAAAAATGCATGATAAAAGCATTACCAGTGCCGCAAAGGAAAGTGTATAACATGTATAATATATATAACACTATAAGTGATTTAGACATTAGTAATGGAGAAACAAAGAGAATGAATTGTCCTAACTGTAATGGGTTTAAGACATTCTCTGTGACCAACAACATGGGTCACTTACTGTGGAATTGTTACAAAGCATCCTGTAATCTTTCAGGCTCTAAGCGTACGCACTTATCTGTGGATGACATACGTGCTAACTTCAGTAAAAAAGATAATAACGTAGAGGCAGACTTTGAGTTGCCCGATTGTGTAGTATCACATGGAAACAGAAAAGAAGTAATGCAGTTTTGTGATGATTGGTGCATACACGCAACTAATCTAAACCTTTTGTATGATGTAAAAGAAAACAGAGTAGTGTTTCCTATCGTACATAACGGCATTATGGTTGATGCTACTGGTCGTGCATTATCTGGCAGATTACCTAAATGGAAAAGATATGGAAAAAATGACTTGCCTTACTCGTATGGTTCAGGTAAGGTGGCTGTAGTTGTTGAGGACTGTGTGAGTGCCGCAGTTGTAGGCAGTGAGGTTTTTGTTGGGGTAGCTGTGTTGGGAACATCGCTGTCTGAATCACACAAGAGGTATCTCACACAGTTTTCAACGGCAATTATTGCGCTAGACCCCGATGCATTACCAAAGACCCTAGCGTTTGCCAAAGAATTACGTGGTCACGTTAATACAGTTAAAGTGCTACGATTAAATGATGACCTAAAATACCGCAACCCAACCGACATAAGTATGTTACACAACACAGGAGAAGAATTATGGAATTATCACTCGTAAGAAGTTTAATGGACAAAGGGTTCTACGATGAGCATCGTGGTTCAAGATGCCCTGATAGACTGTTCAGTAAAGATGTGCGTAAGATTAAACAGGCTATTGATACAGCTATGGACAGGTATGAGCGTAGTGTATTGCCAGATGAGATTGAGGCATTGTTTATGTCAAACAATCCAACTATGACTACAGCACAGAAACAGGCATACAGTTCTCTGTTTACACAAATAAAGAAAGAGCAGCCTATGGGCAGTGATGTGGCACAAGAGGTGCTATCCAAGCTGTTCCAACAGGTTATTGGTGAAGACATTGCTAATCTTGGTTTTGATTATGTCAATGGTTCTGAGTCCAGCCTTGAGCCATTACGTATATTGCTTGAGCAGTACGGTGATGACTTCACGCCTAACCTTAACGTGGAGTGGGATGACATTGACATGGAGACACTACTATCACGCAATGACCTAGAAGCACGTTGGACATTCAACATACCTAGCCTTA